TGGTGAATTTTTAATTTCTTCCAAATCATCTAACTGACCTTCTAAATCTTTCAATTGACGAATGCTATCTTCATCTTCAGATTTTTCCAAATCAATAATCAGTGCGGCCAACTGAGCTTTCATTGTATCAATTTCTTTTTGAGTAGAATCAATCTCAACTTTCTTAGCTTCTTCAGCGGCTTTTTCTTCTCCTGTATTTCGATCAGCATCATCTGTTGCTGTTGATGGTGTTGCTAAACCGGGTTTCTTAACAATTTCACCAGGCTGAATCAAATTGCCGCCTCTGTGCTTTGCATCAGACAATTCTGGATTTGCCGCTAATAGTGCAGGCAGTGTGGTCTTGAATATGTCTCTTGCAATTTTACCCAACTGATCACCACGTTTAACTGTGTAAGTATCTGGGATGCCAGTTGTTGCACCGCCGGATACAGATCTATCCGTTGGCTTGTCAGTTGTTTTAGCATCTGCATTTGGATTAACAGTACTGGGAACTGGAGTGGGTGCAACACCGTTGCCAGTTGCCATTTGATCAGCAGTTGGTCCGTTGCGTTGACCTTGTCCGCCACCAATTTGTGTGGCTGCTATTACTGCGGCAGTGGCAGCCGCCAGGCTTTTACGTGGATTAGCCTTTAACCATGCACCAACACCAGATTTCATGTTGTCTGGAACCATACGCCATTCTGCATCTGAGATATCTGGACGCGGCGAAGTTCTTAATTCTGTACTAACTTGATTTGGCAAACGAGGCAACACTTCTGGTTCAGCCCTAATAACATTTCTACCAGCTCCTATTTCCCCGCCTGCCGCTTTTTTGCCACCGCCGATGAAAAAATTACTTAACGGGCCAGCTTCAAATAGCTCGCTGAAACTTTCCATCAATGATTCTTTTAACGGTTTGTCAGCTGGCGCAGAGGCAGTCAACGCCGCTAATTTGTCTTTGAGAGCTTTGTACTTGGGAATTAGTTCTGCAAGTTGTTTTAATCCGTCATCTTCTTTGGCTTGACGTGCAATGGCTGATTGACTACTGCCTTGAATGCCTGTATCGTAATCTTGTCGGCTGGAACTAAATGGATTTAAATTGCGCAGGAATGTACTGGTTTTGGCTTTGGGAGGAACAAGTCCACGTTTGGCTAACAATGCATCGCTGGATTCTGTACCAGTATGACTAATGCGTGGCTTTGGTTCGCCAGATCCGCCGTCTCCACGGTTCGTCTCTGGATCAGCACTGACAAAGTAACCACTTACTGGATCATACAATCCCGGCAATTTGTTGGTCTGGGCCAAGGTCATCAAGGTCACCGCACGTTTTTGTTCGTCTCGTTCCTGACCCACTTGTGCTTCAATGTCCTTCAGTCTCAAGCCTTCGTCAAGCTCGATTGATTCCATGCGATTAATTAAGTCTCTTATGTTCATGTTATTCCTTTGGTACGCAATTAGGTACTGTGCGGCCGCCCTTCTTTTTAGTGCCCACTGGCTTGTAATCAATCCAGCAAGGGTTTGAATTCTTCAATGAGCGTTTTTTAGCATTGGCTTCCTTGATAGGACTTTGATTGTGTTTCTTTAAATCGTTATCAAATTGCTTGATAGTGGCTTTATTGATACCTTTGAATCTTTTATCACCACGTTCATAGTCGCCGTCGGCATCAGCTTTCTTGGCATCTGCATATGCGGCTTTTTTGTATTTGCCCAAGGTGTCTGTGCTTAGTTCACTTAGGTCCAAATGCCCACCATCGGGCGCATTGCTTTGTAGTCCAGGCCCCTGAGGTTTAAAACCCATGTGACGTTCATTAGTTACATTACCCAACAAATCGTACACAGTTTTCACAGCATCTTTTGTTTTGTCATATGCCGCGCCTGCGGCATTGCTCACAGTACTACCAGTTGCTTGATCTGCACGAACAGCAGTGTTGATTCCAAGATTCCATTTGATTGCGGTCTTCAATTGAGGGGCATAATCTTTGGCTGCGTTAGACACTAGTTGCCGACGCCCGTCTGCGCTCATGGCGTTGAATTTTGCACTTTGCCCAGCTTTGGCCAATGCTTTTGCAATTCGTATAATTCTAGGAGCCGCTATAGCCGCTGCCGCTGCCGCAGAACCTCCCGCAGTGGCAGGTGTTAGCAAAGCACCACCAACAGCAAATATTGCCGACAAGCCTAGGTCTACCACCAAATCCTGTACATCATATATGGGTTCACCGTTTGGATCCATAGGGTTTCCAATGATAACAGTATCCAACCCAATATTTTTTTCAGGAACAGTTGTAATAGTGGGAGGCGGGGGAACTCTTAATTCTCCTGCACCTTCTTTCATCAACACACGTTCGGCGATTTGTTGCCCGTATTGTTTATAAAATTGTTTCTTCTTATGTTGTTCAGCCTGAACGGCTTGTTCAGCTTGATCAAAGTATTTACGAACAACACTTTCACCACCTACCGGAGCAACTTGGGGCGCTTGCTGACATTCAGCTTCTTTTTGATAGTGTTGCATGGCCATTTGTACTGGCAATGACACCTTATGGGGACTAGCTTCTTGTAATATTTGCACATCATTCTTTTTAATGATAGCTACAAATTTAGCCATGCTGTCCACGCCTACTACAGGTTTAGTAGCAACTCCATCCATCGCCTGTAGTATACGCTTCATGTCCACGGGGTTATCCCAATAGACGTTTTGTCAATGCACGAATACTTGCCACTTCACTTGATTCGTTCAAACTGGTCTTTTCATTCTGATTCAAACGACCAGTTAGTTCACGCAAGCGAGTCATGTCTGCTGATTCTTTCACAGTTTCTTTTTCTTTCTTGCCAGCACGTAGCGCGGCCAAGTCTGATTTTTCAATCTTACCATCGTGATCAGCATCAATTTTTTCTCGATTGCCTGGCAAGTTTTTTGATGCGGCTTTCTTTTCTGCCATGTAAGCCGCAGTTTCTTTCACATTTCTCCACATGGCTTTGGCTGTTTCTTTAACATCTTTCTTTTTGCTCAAATCATGCTTGCCCTTGCCATCTGCCGCAAATGCTGGAACACTTTTGCCATTGACTTTTTTCATTGGCATGGATGCCTCGTCCATTTTACTTTTGCAATCAGCTACCATTTGTTTTAATTCTGCGTGATCACAGTCCGGATGCATTTTGCAAATTTCACTTACTGATTTTCCATCCTGACACATTTTTTTAACATGTGACATTGGTGGGCATGGTTTTTTGCTGTTGGTCTCAATACTTTCGTCATACTTGTCATACTTGTCGCGAATCTTGTCCAAGTTTTTGCCTTCACGGCCGGCCTTGGCCAATGCTGCCATACCTTCTTTGCCATACTTTTCGTGACCCTTGGCCGCACGACTCATTGTTTGTTTGGCAGCTTCTTTAACTGGAAACGTTTTACCATCCACTTTGAATGAATCTTTATGTTGTGCTCTGGCTTTGACCAGCTCACCACTGAACTCGTTGCCTTCGTTTGGCTCTTCAACAACTTTTTTATTTTTTGTGCCTTTCTTGGCTTCGTACATGCCAAGCCCTAAACTTTCGTCCACGTCTTTTTCTTTAGGACGATTGTCAAACTTTTCGCTGTTCTTCATGCCGTAAGTTGGTTTGTCATGCTTTGGCAGTTTGATATCGTTGCCCTTTTCGGCTTTTTTAGTTCCAGCATCTTTGGCCTTGGAATGAGTCTTGATGCCCTTGCCTGACTTTTCTTCAGCTTCACCATCGTCATGATAGCTGGTGTTGGAGTGTTTCATGCCGGTATCAGTTTTTGTTGCAACACCTGTACGAGTTTTGAAAGTGTCTCCAGTCTTGGATTTATCTGTAAATTCTTCGTCAACAGACTCTTCATCATCAGGAACGCCGTTGTTGTTGGCATCCATACGCGCATGGGCGGCTTTGGTGGCCTTGACCAATTTCTTATACTTGTCAACTTTGCTTTGAACATGCGCCGGAACTGCTTTTGGCTCTTCATACATCATGCCAGTACCACCACATTCCACACAGGGCTTGTGTCCACCGCCCATCATACCTTCGTCCATTTTATGATCCTGCTTGACTTTCATCTTTTCAGCTTGTGATTTTTTCAAATCTTTCATTTTGTCTTTGGCTTCAGATAGCATTTCTTTTAGTCGCATTTTTTGTCCTTCGCTTAGTGTATCGCTGTTGTCTAAATGATGTCCATACTCGCTGAACTTCATTTCGTACTCTAAATAATGATAGACGCTGGCGATATAATCAGCGGCTTTAGTAATCTTGGCTTGAACCCAGGCTTCCAATTGATCTTCGTCCTGGATTTGTTGGAACAGCTTGTGGCTATAGTTGGCTAATTTGTACAAATCAGCTTTGGCCATAGCACCTTCACGGTCTTGTTCACCGTTGTGTAAGCCTATAACATCCCCACCCATTTCAGGTGCTGGCATATCTGTTGTTTCTGCTCCCATATCTGGGTTCATTTGATCTAATTCTGCTGGCATGAGTATACTCCGTTATCTTTATATATTTAGCGTCTTTTGATGATAGGTGCCTTGATATTCTCCATGGGCCCGCCAAATAAACTTACTTCATCTTGATCAAGTGCGCTAACACTTTTTACTTTTTTCTTGCTATGTGCTTGTGTAGGGTTGGCTAAAGTAGCTATACTACCTGCTGTAGTAGTGGACACACTGTCAGATTCTGCTACATTTTTTGATTCGCCAAACGGATGTACTACAACCCACTTGCCGCCCTGATTCTGAACCCAAGCACCGGGTTTAAATTTACTACGAATAATATTGTGAACTTTTAGTGCGGCTTCTTTGGTATCTCTAAATCCCTGTGCATGAGCTTGACGTTCATCTTGATTATCAACCATGCCACTCATTAGTTGGCCGTCTTTGTAGATATACATGATATTTGATTCATCTGGTTCGCGTTCATTACGGCTAAACCCTGTACGGTTGCCATGGTAGCCGTTATAGCTTTCGTCTAATTCATGCATTTTCATAATTTATCTCCCAAACCAATGCTTAAACCAAGCATCTGTGCCCGGTTTGATATTTTGTTCACGGGCAACTTGCCCTTTGTCGCTGCCTTGTACCTGCGGCAACTGCAAATTGTTATAGTTGGCCAGTGCTTCTGCACTGCCTAACCCGCCCATCATGCTAACTGCTTTCAACGCATGTACGGGATCATCCGGCGCAAGATAGCAATCTTCATCACTTGATGGACTCACATCTTGACTGGTGATCCTATACTGTTTCATTTCAAACTGGATCTCAGCATCCAACTGTGTTTCTTGTGCTGATCCTGACGGTCAGCTAGAAAATTACTCAGCCCATGATCGCCATGTGCTTCTGCCATGTCAAATGTTATACGGAATATCTCTGCCATACGTTCGCTGTCTGCCAACAATTCTTGTAGCATGGCATTCCATTCTGGCACTGCATTTTCATCCGTTACCTTGGTCAGCATATTGAACTTGCTGTAACTGGCTGGAGTATAAATTTGTAACGCACGTAAGTGTTCAGCAAACGGATCTATTGCACCATAAACTTCTTTATAAATGGTTTTAAACAGTTTGTGCAGTTGCCCGAATAATGGTCCTTCTACATTCCAGTGAAAATTATGAGCTTTTAAATAAAAACTAAATTCGCTAGCAAATGCTGTTTTTAGAGATAGGTGATATTTGTCATGTTCCATATTAAATTCCGTATTTGTTTCGTTTGATATTGGCCACTGAGCTGACCTTGGCAGTGCTAGCAGATTCTTCGCTTTTACTATTGGCAATGCGTGTGCCTTTTACACCCATTAATTTATCTGCTAATTTGACTACTTCTTCATCTTCTGGACTAAATCCAACAATAGTTAAATTTTCTGCCCATGGACTTTCTTGTTCAAATGCCACATGGCCAGCCGCATCAGCACGAGCCGCTGCCATGGCTAGTCCATAGCGATATTGCATATATGGATCGGTATTTCGCAATTGCCGTTGTACCCATACACCTGGCAGTGCCGCATCCACGTCATTGCTCAAACTGGTAAAGTTACCGTGTGTTTTAGCACTTTGTTGTGCTCTCATTTCTCTCAATACCTTATTGGCATATTTAATTGAATTGCGTTCTTGTACTACAGGTTCTTGCACAGGTACAGATGTTCTAAGTTTTTTAGCCGCTTTTTCTGCCTTTAAACTTTCTTTGTCTGCCTTTGCCTGTGCTTTTTCTGCTTTTAGTCTTGCTTTTTCTTCTTCAGCGGCCTTGTAGGGTAATAAATATTCTTGAACAGTATCGTAATAATGTTTGCCGTTAACTGTTAGTTTGGCATTTGTTCCAGCCAATCGATAAAATTGGTCCATGTCGCCTGCCCGCACAGCTTTGCGTAGATCACTGGCACTGGTAACACGAGGACTCATAACATGGTGTATATTTTTAAAATTATAGTAACCGTGATCACCTTGAATGCCGTTGTATTGTTTTAATAGTTTACCGCTCCATGCCCAGTCTGTTTCGTCAGTAATGTAATTAACATCATGCCCGTCACCAATATCGGAATATATTTTAGAGGCTAGTGTAAGCGCACTGGTTTCGCCTACTATATGCCCTTTAACACGAGGGTCAATAGCTTGCATCCAAGCAGTCTTGACGTTAAATGGTAACGGATCATCGGGCCCAATAGTTGTTGGATTAGTACCAATATACCATTTCTGTCCGGCTTTGGCAACAGCATCCCATACTCCTGCATGACCTTGATGTGCTGGATTGAATCGACCAAAACAAAATGCCGCGGCAGCTTTATGATGTGCTTCGAATAACTGTCTTAACTTCATTGCTGTGCTCCTGCAGGTGTTTTACCCGGCGCCCATGTTGTAGGAACAATTTTGATGTTGCCGTACTTGTGTCCTTTTTGTGCGTAACGAACATGGCCTTCACCGTGAGTGTCCCAAATTTCTTTGCGAGGTTGTTGTTTGATTGCGGCATCCACAATGTCTTTCATATTGCGTATGCCTTTGATTAAAAATAATATAGCATCTAATCCGCCAGGATGTGCTTGTATCATATCAATAATGTGTTGAATCTTTTTAGGACTCTTACCTTTAGCAGTCATCCAGTCGGTGAATGTTGCGCCAGTAATACTTCCAAAGTCTTGCTGGCTGTTGGCATGTTTATTACTAGCATCATTAAAGAATGGATAAAAGATTCCATTTTTATCAGCATCAGGTAAACTATTTAAGAAACCGTCTATTACTGCGGCATGGGTAGTTGTGTATTCTATCATGCCATCTACTGCACCAATGTCCGCGGCAGGTGCGGCATCTGTATAGATAGGGCCTTGCACTATTAGTCCAGGTGTTCCATTAAATTCTTCAAAACTGTCTTTAGGTGTCTGTGAACGGTCGTCAGCTCCAAACGATGGAAAGGTTGCATGACCCACTACCATGACTTTAGCTTGTGTAATACGTTGTCCTAATGCACTGCCGGCATCCACATGATACGTTGTGTTACTTAACGGATTAGGACTAAACTCCCACACCCCTTGTGGATACTCTGCTGTTTTGTGTGCCAGTCTTTTATTCAATGCAGGATCTACACCAAACAATGCATCTGCATACACAAACCCTACAAAGTTTTTAGGAGTTGCTGTATCAAACAACGGATACAAATTACTGAAGTTAGTGGCAAACTGTTGACGCTTTTGTTGATCTTCGGGGGTTTTAGCATTGCCGCTTTGGTTGGCAATAAAATCATACACGCCTTCAGCACTGTCGCTCTTAACACCACGACCCCATTGATTATGTCCTGCAAGGATTAATGGTCCGCCTTTCTTTTCACGTCCCCAATAGATTTGAGGATTGCCATCCCACTTACGACGCACTGTAGTTTGTCCTGCTTTTTCGCTAGCAATTTCCTTAAAGTGATTAAGTGCTTCTAAGGTTCCACTGACTCCTTTAAAAAATACCAAATGCTCGGGATGATTAAACGGCCTGCCGTACTTTTCCATGCTGTCGTCGTTGACAGCAATAGCTTTACCTTCATAATAGAACATTTCTCTTAACAGCACGATTAGTCCTTGTACTTGCCGTTAGATATATGTTCTTTGGTATCTTCTAACATTTTTTTGCAAATATCATTGCACAATTTTTCGTCTAAATGATCTGGTAGGTCACGGATGGGGAATTTTTTAATATATGCTTGATAGCTGTTTTCTACAGCAGGCTGAAATACTTTACTGCTGATCTCACCTTTTTTATCAATGCAACGTGTTAGACTTGGGAACACATGGCGACGATATACATCATCATCGTTGTGCATGAAATGTATCAAGTCTTCTTCTAAACTGAAGTTTATTTCTCTACCACCACCTTCCACAGGTTTGATAAACTTCATATCATCGAAGTATTTGCCCTCTAATAGTTCATTTATACGCATTTTTAAGCCCAAATTATTAAATCAGCAGAAATCTCTGCGGTTAGAGTATTTATCGCTTTTGCAGGGCTTTAGTTTTTAACGATACGCTCTACTTTACTGATACTGCCGCCCAAGTGCATTCGAGCCATGAGCAAGTTATTATCGCCTGTAACATAGAAATGTGTTCCGCCCCAACTGCGAGGTTTGTGCAGATCCTTAATGCAACTTTTAGTCAGTTTCAGTTTCTTATTAACCTCTGCCCACTCCACAAATGCACTGTGTTCTTGCGTAGTTTTGCCCAAGGTAATACGGAAATCGTAATTCATCTTGGGCATAATCACAGTGCCTGCATCCAGTGTGGTGTTATCTGGTGGTTTAGAAATGTATTTTACATGATCCGTATTGATTTTGACTAACTTATTAATATCCGCCAAGTTATTGGTATAGATACTGAGCCACGGACTTTCTACTCTAATATCGATGCCTGACATTTTTGCCAAAGTCTTTTGCAATCTCAAAGCGTAGTCTAAATCATCTTGATTGCTAATGCCGCCCGCCCTGTAACCAAATTGATTTGGTTTAGGCTGTGACGGCAAGGTAATTTCTGATAAGTTTTTATACACAGCATCTAAATCATTATGTCTGAACAAACTGGATCCGGCACATGTCAGCACAATTTTGTACTGATATATGCCGTGAAATAGTTTTTTAGTTACTTTGTACAGCATGTTCTACAGTATCTACCATCAGCAATGGAGTTTTAGGCAACTTAGGTTTAGCCGACAATGAAATTTTACCTTCTTGGACAGTAATAGTTAACCAGCCACCATTCTTAAGATCTCCAAACAACATCATTTTTGCCAAAGGACGTTTAATTTCTTTGTCAATAACACGTTGTAGCGGCCGGGCACCCATCTTCTTATCAAAGCCGTTGTCGATTAACCAGTTGGTAGCTTCCTTATCAATCTTGATACGAATACCTTTTTCTTTAACTTGGTCACGCATTTCATCAATAAACTTGTCTACTACCTTAACAACAGTTTCTTTGCCAAGTTTGTTGAATGTAATCACAGCATCTAGTCGATTACGGAACTCTGGTGTAAAGAATTTCTTAAGTTCTTTGTCACTGTAGTCTTTTTCCTGTGAACCAAAGCCAATGTTGTTCTTTTCAGCATCTTGTGCACCTGCATTAGTGGTAAGAATCAACACAATGTTGCGACAGTCTGCACGTTTGCCGTTTGAACCAGTAATAAATCCATTGTCCATGATCTGCAACAACACTGTGCTGACATCTGGATGCGATTTTTCTACTTCGTCAAACAACAATACTGCATTGGGGTTCTCTTGAATCTGTGTGATTAACAGGCCAGCGTTTTCTTCAAAGCCAACATAACCCGGAGGACTACCGAT